TGCGTACTGCTACCAAGATCGTTGAGGACGGTGAAGTGATTTCATCATCCTATCACCGACACGTACTGACACCTGATGCAGACCTCACCAATGAGTCAGCAGAGGTATCAGCAATCGCAACAGCAGTGTTCACTGACGCTGTGAAAGCAAACTACCAGACCTTTTTAGATAATCAGGAGTAATCATGGAACTTACTATTGCACAACTAGAACGCACACTACCATCTGGTGTCGTGTACAACATCCACTACCGCTTTGACCTGACTGACGGTGAGCATAGCAAAGGAGCCTACGGCACTGTCTCTGTCACTGGTGATCCTAACGCTGATGGCTTCATTGCCTTTGACGCTCTGACTGAAGAAACAGTGAAGACATGGGTGGTCGATGCACTGGGTGGACAGGACAAGGTTGACGAGATTGAAGCCGCACTACAGGCTAAGATCGAGGAAGACAAGAATCCTACGTCTGCTGTTGGGATGCCGTGGGCTTCAGAAGCACAGTAAGGAAACAGGATGGACAACATGGCAACAGAAAGCACTAAACAGGTTGTAGACGCAGTTAGTGTATTCACAGTAGTAGGAACTCTAGGTGAAGTGTTGCCTCCAATGGCGGCGTTGTTTACATTAGTATGGACAGCTATCAGGATCTACGAGACTAAAACAGTGCAGAGGTTATTGGGGAAGGAACCCCCAGATGATAGCTGAACTTGCGGCGGCTAATGCGGCCTTTGGTGTTATCAAGGAAGCAATAGCAAACGGGAAAGAAATCTATGAAGCGGGAGAAGCTCTTGCAGATTATTTTGGACTCAAAGCAGAGATACAAAAGAAGGCTCACGAACATGGCTATAAGTCAGATTTACAAGCCTTCATGGCCACAGAGCAACTCAAAGAGCAAGAGAAAGCTCTGAAAGAAATGATGATCTGGCAGGGACGAGGAGGTCTTTGGTCAGATTGGTTAAACTTCCAAAAGGAAATGAAAGAAAGTCGTGAAGCACAAGACCAAGAGATTAGGCGGAAGAAAGCCCGTAGAAGGCAACGAATTAATGAATGGGGTATTGGTATTGCTGTTACCGTGGCCGCCCTTTCTGCTGTTGGCTTATGTGTGTACATCCTTTATTGGCTCATAACAACCAAAGGACAATAGTGTGTGGACTGTCATTGGTATTATTACGATTGCAATACAACCCGGTATTCTTCAGATTGTTGAGAAGAAAACCTTTACTAATCCTCAAGACTGCTTTAACGAAGCGATGGTCATTATGGCTGATGCTGATGATCCCAGAGGAATGGCTTGTGTACCAATACCGCAGGAAGGTAAATGATTTATGATTGGATGTAGTAAATGTGGAAAGGTAAAAGAATCTAACCAGTTTACTCAACGTCAAACGCAATGCAAACAATGTATTTCGGAGTATAATGCTCAGTATCACAAAAAGAACGCTATTTCTCGCAGAGATTACAAATTAAAAACAAAGTACGGCATTTCGCATAATGAGTATTTAGAGATGTTAGAGCGTCAAGAAGGTTGTTGTGCTATTTGTCATACCAATGCAAGTGAAGAACACAATCAATTATTAGTAGTTGACCACTGCCACAAAACAGGAAATGTTCGTGAATTACTATGCAGAAATTGTAATTTATCGTTAGGCAATGCAAAAGACAATATTAATACGTTGCGTAGTATGATTCAATATTTACAACGACACTCAGAGGAATGATAAGTGCTTGGAGTCATCACCACTATCACGAACTTAGTTGGCAGTATAGTGAACGCCAAAGCAGAAACTATGAAAGCCACAGCAGAGGCCAAAGCCACCGCACTGAAAACAGCGGCACAGTCTACAGCGGACTGGGAGCGCATCATGGCAGAGGCATCAAAGAACTCGTGGAAGGACGAGTGGTTAACGGGGGTGTTCAGCATACCTTTGATCTTGTGCTTTATTCCAAGTATGGTAGATCATATACAAGCGGGGTTCAACGCATTGGCAACACTACCGACTTGGTATCATGAGATTCTCATGGTAATCGTTCTTGCTAGCTTTGGTGTCAAAGCAGGTAAGGGTTTAATGGAAACAATAGGGAAGAAATAAAATGCCTAGAGTCGGAAGCAAGCACTACGCTTACACAGCAAAAGGAATGGCTAAAGCAAAAGCAGAAGCTAAAAAAACTGGTAAGAAGGTATCGTATGGCAGGAAAAAGAAAAAAAGCTAATGACGCTTGCGCTAAGAAGGTCAAGGCTCGTTACAAAGTTTGGCCTTCAGCCTATGCTTCAGGTGCAGTAGCCAAGTGCCGAAAGGTTGGAGCTAAGAACTGGGGAAACAAGAGTGGCCGTAAGAAAAAGTAAGTCTGGTGCGTCACTCAAGAAGTGGTTTGGTCAGAACAACGGTAAGGGTTGGGTTGACTGCAAGACAGGAAAGCCCTGTGGACGCTCTGGTAGCAAAGACAAACGTAAGAGCTACCCTGCCTGTAGACCCACTAAAACCGCTTGTAAAGCCGCAGGTGCTAAGACAGCTATGGCTAAGAAGAAGTCATCTAAGCGTGTTAACTGGAAGAAAAAGAAATGAGTATTAAGAAATCCTTTGGTGCTTCTTTACAAACAACAGATACTACGCTGTACACAGTACCTGCGGGTAAGAAAGCTGAGTGGGTACTGATCTACGCTACTGACACAGCAGGATCTACAACAAGTTTTGATGTGGACTACTATGATGCGTCAGAAACTACAACACTAGCAATACTTGATGGCAAATCTCTTTCTGCTAACGACTTCTTTAAAGTTGGTGGTGAGCCTAATGCATTTATTATGATGGCAGGAGGTGACAAGATTATTGGACGTTGTGCTAGTAATGATGATGTCACAATGCTTGTATCAGTTATTGAATCCAACGACATTATCCAAGGAGGCTAAGGTGCCAAAGTCTAAAGACCCTAAGTTAGCCAGAGCAGGCGTAAGTGGTTACAACAAACCTAAGCGCACTCCGGGCGGATCTAAGAAGTTCGTAGTGGTTGCCAAAGAAGGTGATAAGACAAAGACCATCCGCTTTGGTGACCCTAACATGACAATTAAGAAGTCTCAGCCTGCACGTAGGAAGTCATTTAGAGCTCGCCATAAGTGCGACACGAATCCCCCAAGCAAACTAACGGCTCGCTATTGGTCTTGTAAAAAATGGTAGACTTGACATTTAACTAAAAGTATGCTATAATTGTGCATATATACACTAAGGTATTCTCATGACATATTTAGAACTTGTCAATAATGTTTTAAAACGCTTAAGAGAGCGTACAGTAAATTCAGTGTCTGAGTCAACGTATTCAGAACTTATTGGTGTTCTTGTCAATGACGCTAAATCTGAGGTTGAGAACGCTTGGAACTGGAGTGCTCTTAGGAATACCTTAACACTGACGACCTCTTCTGGTATTTTTAACTATGAACTAAACGGCACTGGGAATAACTTTAGTGTCATGGATGTTGTGAGTGAAGAAGGTAACTTCTTTATGGATTATCGTACTCAGCATGACTTCAACCAGTTTTATTTAAACCAGACTCCTGCGACTGGTATTCCTCGTTACTACAACTTTAATGGTGTGTCTAGTGACGGTGATACATTAGTTGATGTCTACCCTAAACCAGATAACACCTATGCAATTTACTTCAATATCATTCAAAGGACTGCTGATATGGCTAACAACAGTGATAGCCTCACAGTTCCTTCTCAGCCTGTGTTGTTACTTGCGTATGCCAAGGCTGTTGAAGAACGAGGTGAAGATGCAGGGATGTCTTCTACATCAGCATACGCTACAGCACAGAGAGTGCTTAATGATGCAATTTCTCAAGACGCACAACGGCACACTGAAGAATTAGACTGGACAGCTTCCTAATGGCTAAACCATTACAATCAGCCAGTATCGCCGCACCGGGGTTCTTTGGACTCAACACTCAGGAGTCTTCAGTAACCCTTCAGGATGGCTTTGCACTTGTTGGCGATAACTGCATCATTGACCGCTTTGGACGCTTAGGATCTCGTAAGGGATGG